CTTGTGCTTGTCGTCGTCCTCGCCGTCGTCGTCGTCCTCGCCGTCGTCGACGTCCTTGGCCTTCTTGCCGTCCATCTCTTCGTCGGCGCCCTTGGCCTTCTCCGCTTCGAGGCCATACTCGGCCCTGGCCGCATCGGCGACGGCACCGCCATCCTGGATGTCCTCGGCGATTGCCCCAGCGGCAGCGGCGACTGCGCCGGCCACGAAATCATCGTCGACCGCAAGCTCCCCGCGGCGCGCGCGGAACCGTTCCAAAAGATCCATGATCGGTCTCCTCTATGAAACCGCCCGGAGGCGGGGCGCGCTGACTTCTTCCTCCAGCGCCGCTAAAAGCTCGACGGGGTCGGCCATGCCGGTCGCCAGCCCGACCTTGATGGCATCCCGCCCCATGAAGATGTCGGCCTCGGTGCCGCGAACAGCGGCTTCCGACATGCCGCGCCAGGCAGCGACGCGGGCGACGAACTCGCCGTAGATCCTATCGATGGCGCCCTGAAACCGCTCCCTGACGGCGTCGGGCAAGTCCTGGTACGGGTTACCGTCCGTCTTTCGGGCGCCGGCCTGAATGATCGTCACCTTGACACCCTCGGCCTCGATCATCTCCTCGAAGCTGAAGTGCACCATGACGACGCCGACGGAACCGACCTGGGAAGTCGCGCCGGCAAGCCAGACCTGATCCGCCGCGGCGGCCAACAGGTATGCGGCCGAGAAAGCGTAGTCGTCGGCGATGGCGATCACCGGCTTCAGCCCCCGCGTCGCCGCGATCCGGTCGGCCAAGGTGAACGCGCCCGCCACCTCGCCGCCCGGCGAATGGATGTCGAGCAGGATGCCGCGCACCTCCGGCGACGCCAGCGCCGCCTCGTACTGCGCCTGGATGCCGTCGTAGCCCATGACGCCCGACGACGCGCCGATGTAGCCCTGGCGGTGCGCCAGGCTGCCCAGCACCTCGACCACGGCGAGGCCGGTGTTCGGGTCGAACAGGAACGGCCGCCCGGCACCTTCCACCAAGCGGCGCTGTTGCAGCGGCCCCATCTCCAGCGCATTCGTCTGCACGGTATTGACGCGGACGTTCACCCCGGCGCGACGCAGCAGCACCGCCGCCACCGTCTCCGCCTTCGCGGGGTGCGCCAGCAGCGGCGTGTTGATCACGCGGTCGATCAGGTGCGGATAGTCAGGCATTCGCCATCTCCTGCCGGGCTTCCGGCCCTTCGTCATGCTCGCGTTCCTGCTGGGGCGCCGACGACTTACCGACGCGCGCGATACCAAGCTGCTCTTCGCGCGCCTTGTCCTCGGCGATCTCCCGGTCGACGTCTGCAACGTCCTCGCCGCGCTCCGACACGACATCGGCTCGGCTCCGCAGCAGATTGTCCATTTCCAGGACATGCGCCTGTACTTCTTGCACCGGGTGGATGTACTTCCAGCCCTGCGGCACCCAGCGGATGCGGCGCAGTTCCATCGGGTCCATGCGCCGCGGCAACTTGATGGCACCGCTCAGGACGGCCAAGTTCGCCCAGCGCCATGCCACCGGACGGCAGAATTGGTGCACGATGAGGCCGTGTTGCAACATCTCGACCCGGCGCCGGAACTCGTTGACGCTGGCTCGATAGGTGCGGTCGTTGACCTGGCTGAAATCGCCAGTCAGCAACTCGTACATCGTCCCCGCGGCGACGGCGACGGCGCGAAGCTGCTGCCGCATGAACGGCTCGTAGGTGGTGCCGACCTCGGTCGGGTCGGAGAACTTGACGTCCTCGCCCTCAGCCAGAACCTGCACGGTGCCAGACTCCAGCGTAACCTGCGCTGCCTGGTCGCTGTCCGCCGGCGGTGCACCCTCCGCAACCGTGCTGCCGTCCGCCGGCGTCTCGCCGCCGAACTCGAAATCCTGCGGCCGTTCCGCCGTCACGAAAGCGGCGAACAGTGCCGCCGTTTTCTTCCGCTCCAGCTCGGCATCGTCGTAGTCATCGAGCGACTTGAGTTTGATCAGCGCGCGGGTCAGCCAGGGCTCGCCCCTGATCTGTCCCGGCCGGCGGGGCTGGTAGACGTGCTCGATCTCGGACGCCGGAATCGGCCGCAGCGTGAGATCGTTCAGGCCGCCGACCGATGTCCAGTCGTTCGGATGCTGCCGGTACATCAGATAGGCCGTGCGCTGGCCCCGCATGTCGAACTCAATGCCGTTCCGCACTTCCCGGCCCGGCCGGGTGAAACGGAACTCATTGGCCGGGCAGAACTCCGGCTCCAGCAACTGCACCTGCAGCGGCACCGTCTCCAGATCGCCGTCGCGGCGGACGCGGGCACGGGCGAAGACCTCCCCAGCCTCGGCCACCGCCCGAAGGGCGAGCGCCTGGAGCCCGTACCAGTCCACTAGGCCATCGGCGTCGGCCTCGTCCGTCCATCTCAGCCACAGCGCCGCTAGTTCGCGGTTCAGCCCGGCATCGGAGGTCTGCCACTGCGGCTTGATCCCAGTGCCGATGGCGTTGGTGACGAGACTGTTGATCGCCGCTTCCGCGTAGGGATTGTCGCGGACGGCAGCGCGGCTGCGGTTGACCAGTACCGGCAGAGCGTAGGTTAGAGCCGCATTCGGCCCCGCGCTCGACGGCTGCCAGATTTTTCCGCGCCGACCTCGCGTGCTGCCGGCGTCATAGTTCTGAGAGCCCGATGCCGCCGGATGGACGTATCTGCCCGTCGCCTTGTCACGGAAGCGAACGAATTGTTTCAACAGCCGAACCCCTTGCTGCTGTTGACCCGGATCTGCCTGACGCGCGACTTGCCCTCGCGAGTCGCGATTTCCTCCTCCAATTCGGAGGCGACGCGCCTCATTTCATCCAAGCTGCGATACTGGGTCTGGCGGTTGTCGAAACGGACCATCAACGTCCCGGAGACCATGGCCCGGGCCAGTGTGTCTCGGAACGCCTTAAGCTTATCGAGCGTGAAGCCGCTCCAGATCGACATGCGCTTACCTCGTCATGATGCTGGCGCGGCCACCGACCGAGCGGCGGCGCTGATACACGCCGGGTTGCTGCTGTATGATCAGCTTCGGCGCTTCCGCCAGCTCGTCGTCGGGCTTCGGCACCGGCCGCGCCGCCTGCTGCGACGCCACCACCCGACCCCAACTCACGTTCAGCGCCTGCAACGCCGCGTAGGCGTAGGCCCGGCAGTCCAGGGCTTCATTACGCGTCGACTGGTCTTTCTCGTAGACCCGTGTCGGGAAGCCCTTGACGTATTTTGTCACCACTCGCTCGGCCGTAAGCTGGCGGAACCACTCCGCGTCTCTATCCTCCGGAAAGTGGCAGTACCCAGGCCCGGGCTCGGCAATCTTCAGCCGCGACAGGATCATGTCCTTGGCCGCATCAACTCCAACCAGGAACAGGTTCACCCGGCCCTGGTTGTTCTTGCTGGCCCGCTTCGGCCACACCGGGCGACCGGCCCCGGCCATGCCCTTGATCGCGTAGACCCGGCGCGAGAACCGCGGCCGGCAGAATGCATACGCCGCCATGGTGTAGTGACCGCCGGTGTCAACAGCGACGCAGGACACCGGCAGCGAGCGACCGTCCTCGATCTCCGTCCGTGTCAACAGGTATTCGTCCAGTGCTTTCCACAACTGCGGCCCGGAAGGGTCGCCGTAGATGACGTGATGATCCAGCGACCAGCTTTCCTCGCCGAGGCCCCAGCCGACGCGCTCGATTTCCAAGCGATCATCCTGCACGTCGACGCCGCCGGTCAGGACCAGAACGCCGGCCGGCGCCTGCCCCCACTTCTCTCCACGGCCGAGCAGCGAGGCCGGGTCGACGCGCTCGGCATCTTCTTCCCAAGTCTCGCCCAAGCTGGTGTTGATCCAAGTCTTCAGCGTTTCCGGGTGCCGCTTCGCTTCGAGGAACGCCGCCGCCATCTCGCCCAAACGCGACCACGGCGATGCGATCTCGTTCAGGTGAAACCCGACGGTGCCGTTGAACTCGCCTTCCGCCCGCCACTCGCCATGCCGCAGCGCGGCCCAACGTTCGACGTCCGACCACGCCACGCCACAGTGCTCGCAGACGTACTCCGCCTGGCCGGGCTCACCGTCCGGCCACTGCACCTGCCGCCAGCGCAAGACCTGGCTGTCGCCGCAGTGCGGGCACGGCACCCAATACCGATGCCGGTCCGATGCCTCGTACAGCGCCTCGATCCGGGACAGCCCCTTGATCGTCGGCGTTGACGTGACAACCGCCTTCCGGTTCCAGAACGTCGCCGTGCGCCGCAACGCCAAGTTAAGCGGGTCGCCTTCCGTCCCGGCCGACGGCGGGTATCGATCGACCTCATCCGCCAGCACTACCCGGATCGGACGCGACGCCAGCGAGGCCGGGCTGTTCGCTCCGGCGATGGTGATGTGGCCGCCGGGGAAGACCTTGTGCCTGATCTGGTTGCCGCTGTCCCGCGACCGCGGGTCTTTCACCTTGCCCTTCAATGCCGGCGTATCCCGCAGCATCGGCGCCAGCCGGTCCTTGCTGAACGCCTCGCCCATCTCCAGCGTCGGTTGCAGCATCAGGATCGGCGCCGGATCGTGCGCGACGTGGAACCCAATCACGTTCAGAAGCGTCTCGGTCTTGCCGATCTGCGCAGACGACATGATCACGATGGTCTTGACCGTCGGGTCCGTCACCGCATCCATGACAGCCCTCATCGGCTCATTCCTGGACGTCGACCACTGACCCGGTGCCGCGGACGACTCCGGACTCAGCCTACGGAACCGATCCGCCCACTCACTCACCGTCAGCTTCGGAGTCCGCGTCCACCTCGTCGCTGCCCTCGTCAGCACTACCGGCGTCGCGTTGCAACTCAGCCCGAACCTCGTCGATTGCGTCATCCAGCAGCGCCTTGACCTCGGCCTCGTCTTCCTTGCCCAGCAGCATCGGCGCCAGCCGCGTCGGCAACGAGCCCAGCCGCGCGTTCGCCCTCGCGATGTACTCGCTCCATGCCTTCTCGCAATCCGCCCGCATCACGACCTGCCCGCGCTTCAACGCGAGGTCCAATTCCTGAAGCTGCGCCCGCGCCTTCATCTCGCGCGTCTTCGCTTCCTCGTAGCTGCCGGGCTGGTCCGCGCCCAGGAAATCGACCAAGCACGCCCGGACGGCATCAGAAAGTCGATACAGTTTCGCCCGCCGCGGCCCCGGCTCGAATTCAACCCG